GTCAACCCACTGAGCTACAACGGTCGCGCCCTCGGCTTCAGCGTGCGGTGCGTGCGGGATAAATGACCGCCTCACCCTCCAGTTATTAAGTAATTCTTAACAACTGAACCTTTAAAAAACATTAAACACTTTAAAGAATGAGCTATGAAAAACAAAATTAACATTGAAATCACACAAGACGGCTGGACGACAGACATTCTGTTTAATGGCAAAAGTATAGGGAACGCCACGAACGTATACCGACTGGTTCTGAATGTGTTGAAGGTGATTTTGAATCGGAAGAAGAATTGCCTGATGATATCATAGGTGCTGTTGGTGGATTTTTCTGTTTCGATTGTATGATGGCGCTTATACATAATGAGCTATGAAAATGATCCCTGATGCAGACATAGTTTGGGATAAAAGAGAACAATCCCGCATCGAGGCCCAAATCAAAAAGCAGCAAGAGTTGAAGCTGATCGGACGCATGAAGAAGGTACCGGGGCACACTCTGTTCTCTTTCAACTACAAAACAGGCGAGATCAAGCCGGCCGACGTGATTCGGGAGTGTGCGATGGGCTTTGACGGATTGCCTCTCTACAAGGAGAGAATAGTGGTGGAGAAGGATTGCTACTACGAACAGGCGCTGAATGTCAAGAATTTTGTAAAACGATTGAAAAGAAAGAGCTATGAAAACACTTGAGTTGAAAGATATTTGCGGCTATATGCCGTACGGGCTAATGCAAAAGCATTATAAAAATGTTTGTCCTTTTGCCGTTGAGATTAAGTCACATATAGGTGGATATGTGTTTCTCAAAATACCTCCCAAACATGGAAAGCCTCTTCTTCGCCCGATGTCCGACCTAACCAAAGAGATCACCCACGAAGGGGAAAGGTTTGTGCCGACTTTAGCATTAGATAAATTAAATTGTTTCCCTGTATCTGATACAGAGAAGGCGTTAAGGTACTACGACAAGCTCAATGAATGGATGTTCGACTACCGGAACCTGATCTACGCCGGACTGGCAATCGACGTGAATACCTTACCTGAAAATCCTTATGAATGATGAAAACACCAGAAGAAGCTGCCCGAAAGTACGCAAAGAAGATTTGGAAAAATGGCCGTACTTACAGAAGTAGGATAGGATATTCTGCTGAAGATTTCCTTGCCGGCCTCGAAATCGTCGGAGCAATGGCGGTTGACGCAGAAAAGGAAGGTCGATTTATCCCGGCGCAAGAGATACTCAAGGAGATTCAGAAATCTAAAACCGATAACTAACAAAAATTGTAAATCATGCGAGAGATACTTTTCAGAGGCAAGAGCCTCGACAATGGGAAATGGGAGAGCGGATACCTACTCGAAAATCAAGGTCGGACCTTCATTTACCAAGCAACGAACGATAACGGCCGCATCTCCGTCGCTGCGGTAGAAGTCGATCCGGCCACCGTCGGCCAGTACACGGGTTTGAAAGACAAGAATGGCAAGAGCTTTTGGGAAGGGGATATATTCAAAGAAGATGATAGCGGAATTGTGCGATCCATCTTCCGAGTTCCCGGCGGACTCGCTTTTGAGGATAATCCTGTGGCATTCGGCTATGACCATAGAGCACCAGTATATCCGTATTCCTCTATTGCTGAAATGCAAAACGCATCATGGTTATCGCAATGTTGCGAAATAATCGGCAACATCCACGATAATGCGGGCCTGATAAAAATAGACGAAATATGAAAAAGATGATGTTTAACGACCGTTACGGCCTGACACAGGCGGTCATCCACGGGAGAAAGACGGTGACAAGGCGGATTGTTGATCCGCAGGGTAAGTACGAAGAACTACGGTGGTGGCAGCCATGTCTTGAGTTTGAAGAATGTATGTATGGCTATACCGAGAATGGAGGTTGGGAGGTAATTGAACCAAGATACAATGTTGGGGAGATCGTGGCCGTGGCGCAGTGTTATATGGACCTCGGTTATTCCGGCACTGCATTGGACAGAGACCCTAAAGACATAATGAATGTCCGAGGCACTTTGAAGCAGTCCGCCGGTTGGAACAATAAGATGTTCGTTCGGGCCGAGGCATGCAAGCACCAAATCCAGATTACCGACATTCGGATTGAGCGGTTACAGGATATTTCGGAGGAGGATTGCATGAAAGAGGGTATATATCGGGATTATGCCGACACCGAGTTCCCACCACGCGAATTTTATGACTATGATGGGAATAACGGCAATGGATTCAATACTCCCCGTGCTGCCTTCGCCTCGCTTATCAACAAGGTTTCCGGGAGAGGTACATGGGATAGAAATCCTTTTGTTTGGCGAATCGAGTTTGAACTGGTGAAGTGATGGAAACAGAATTCAAAGGCACTCCGGGGCCGTGGAAGGTAGGAGAATATCCGGATAACGATGTGGTTTTTGGTCCTGATAACAACGGTATTGCGTGGATTGAAGATACAACCGCATCAGGTGAAGAAGAAGCCAACACCCACCTGATCGCTGCCGCACCGGAAATGCTGGAAGCGTTGCAAAACCTTGTTTTTCTCCACAGTTGCGAACAGGAGGGGATTGATTCGGCTATGCCAACATGGGGTCAATGGATGGATGCCATATCAAAAGCCGAGAAGGCAATCAATAAAGCATTGGGACGATGACGATTCTTGAAAGTGAGATACAGCGTGTATCCGCAGCCGTCGAACAGGCGACGGGTTTCGGATTGGAGGATATACGAGCTCGTAGCAGGATACTACCGGTAGTTCGGGCGCGGATCATTCTGTGCCGTGAGATTCACAAACGCGGCGCGTCGGCCCGAGAGATCGGACAGGCAATTCACCGGGATCGTGGGAGTATTGGCTACCTGATCAATCGCTACCAAGCCGAATACGACACCTCCCCTATTTTCCGTGAAATGGCGATAAAAGTAAAGGATATTCTACAATGAGGCACAGGGAAAGCGACTTGCAAATAGCGTGCGTGCGGTGGTTTGCTATGCGGTATCCTCAGTATAGAGGACTGCTGTTCGCCGTGCCTAACGGCGGCTCGCGGAATAAGATTGAGGCGGCGCGGATGAAAGCCGAGGGAACGGTTGCCGGGGTTAGCGATCTGATTCTACTGGTTCCGCGAGGTCATTTCGGGGCTCTCTGCATTGAATTGAAGACTGAGACGGGCAGATTGTCGCTGGCACAGAAAGAATGGCTGAAACGGGCTGAAATGGCTGGCAATAAGTGTGTCGTAGTTCGGGATATCGAGCGATTTATTGAGAAAGTGGACGAGTATTTAGGGGTGACAAAACATATTATTTAATTCACGAGATATGACGACAATTAAACAACTGGCTGAAAGATTAGACATTGCTGAAATCAGGGTGTGGGAAATGATCCGAAAAAAGATCATAAAGTCCTCGATTTGTGCCGGTATCGTGATGGTTGACTCATCGGAAGCTGAAGAGTACCTGAAAGAACACCCGGCACTGCTGGAAAAATGGCAGGAGAACTACCGACATTGTCAGACACATAAAATAGTCTGACAAAAAAGCGGTTCATCCGAAGACTCCCCGCCCTTTGATTCCGCCAATTCAAAGATAGTAATTAAATCCCGGTATGACATGGATGGACCTAAAAAAAAACGCAGGGGAGGCGTTTATGACGACTCGGAAGTGTACATCAATTATTCCCGGAAACAGTTGATGATTATGCTGCGCCTCATGAAGAGGCGAACTGCCAAATACCGAATGGCAGACAGACGGCTCAGAAGACCTCGCAAATCAAAGCAATCGACAGATGAATGATATGAATGTTTCAGAAGTGGTCGAGAATCTCGATGCGGACCAAATCAATAAGTTATCTTCGGAGGACATTGAGAAGCTGAGGCAAATTTTCAAGTTGATCTTCGAGGCAATCGAAATGTTCGGTAGACTGAAAGAGCAGGGCGCGATGGAGCATGTGACAATGGACGTACTGAACAAAGGCCGCGATGTTCTTGCCCAGTTCATGAATGTGAAGGTAGACTACGAAACGGCAAAGGCTATCACTCGTAAATCAGACACGGCGTTCAATAGTAAAGTGAGTCGGTGCGGAATACCAGTCTACAAAGAGAGGCTCTATAATTTCCAGGACGTCGTCAAGATCAGAGATAAAAAGATTTGATCGACAATACGAAAGAGGCTCGCTTAATTGCGGGCCTCTTGGGGTTATAAATCACATAGTTATTAGGATAACTTATTCTTTGTCCCGCACGCAACGCACGCTGAAGCCGAGGGCGCGACCGTTGTAGCTCAGCGGGTTGACGTAGCCCGAGTAGAAGCCGAGGGTGCCCGCGCCGTTGTCGCCTCCGTAGTACGGCGACGAGGACCAATAGTAGCCGTAGGAGCTCGTGCTGGCCAACTCGCCGCTATTGCTGTAGCGCAGGCCCGCAGCAGGCAGGAATAACGAGCCCTTGTGGTCCGAGTCGTAATTACCCCCGAACCAACGGCCCTTTAACTCGTCGTCCCAAGTCGAGCCGAGATCACATAATGCCACCCATTCATACTGAGTGGGCAGGCGCTTCCCGACGGACCTCGCGGCCTCCATCGCTTCATGCCATGTGTAGTAATGATGGCCGTCCTTCTCATAACCGCCGATTGTCAGGTTCTCTGTGTCCCACAGCAGGCCGCAAAGCTCGATTTCGTTTTTTATCATTTTCATTCAGAATTAGTCAGTCACAAATCCAGCTTATTAAATCGGCTTCCGCAAGTCTCGCCGGACCGAACCGACGAATGGCGGATAGCTTTTGCGATATTGAGATTTGCCCAACGATGTTTCGACCGTGACTATCTCTGCCGACAGGTAATACAATCGACCAAATCTCAGATAGCGACGAATCTGATTGTTACTGGCCTTACGCATCTCAACGTATTTCCGGTAAGGCATGCCTTTAGGGCGCTTAGTGATTATTTCCATAATTCATATTTTGAGTTACAAATCCAGTTTCGGATGATCGAAAGTCCCCATTCTCGACCCTTTGGCGGGCAGGGGCGATCCGTAATAGTATGTCTTGTATTTCGCCACCGTCCGGCCGCTGTCGTCCTTGCGGATATTCCAGTAGCTGCAAATGGGCATACCCTGTTTCCTGAGTCTCGAAATGATCTTGCGAGAGTCTACGGTTTGGCCGATTCTGTTACCCTGCGCCGTCGTCATCCGAATCCCCGACAGAAGGGCCGCTTTGATTCGTCTTTGTGGTTCCGCTAAGTAGTCCATAATAATGTTATTTTAGCCCGAACTTGATCTTGATCACTTCGGCAATAGCCATGTACTGCCTTTCGAATTTATTTCCCTGATGTGTCTTTTTGACTTGTCTATCGAACTCTTCAATAGAACCCCGAAAGCATCCGCAGGTGATTTCAACTTTTCCTGATTGAGTTTTATAGGCATGGGTGTGACGATTAACAGACCCGAAACAATCAAATCCACAATGTTCATTATTATTTGACACCCGAGCATCGCCGTACACCTGAGCATTGCCGTACACCCGAGCATTGCCGTACACCCGAGCATCGCCGGACACCTGAGCATCGCCGGACACCTGAGCATTGCCGTACACCTGAGCAT